ATTTTCAAGTCAAGTCAAATCTGAATGTACATCAAAGGCTCAGGACTTTGGAAGTAAGTTTGAACCACCCAAAAACTTTGTGAAGAATGCTCTCAAGACTGGTATCAGTGATGAACTCACAGCACTCTCAAAGTTCAAGGAGATGAAGGAACTCAAGAAGACGGACGGTGCTCGCAAGTCTAAAATTACCGGTATTCCCAAGTTGGATGATGCGAATAAAGCTGGGACGGCTCAATCCAAAAAGTGTACACTCATCGTGACCGAAGGTGATTCGGCTAAGACTTTGGCAGTCGCCGGTCTTTCAGTGGTTGGTCGAGATTACTATGGTGTGTTCCCTCTTCGGGGTAAATGTAAAAATGTTCGAGATGCTTCGGTGGCTCAACTCACATCAAACCAAGAGTTCAATGATCTCAAAAAGATTTTGGGACTTCAACAAGGCAAGGAGTACCAAGATGTTTCTGAACTTCGATATGGTCGCCTCATGATCATGACTGACGCAGATAACGATGGATCACATATCAAGGGTCTCATCCTAAATATGATCCACTACTTTTGGCCTTCACTTTTGAAATTAAATTTTGTTGTCTCCATGGTCACTCCAATCATTAAGGCTTCAAAGGGTAGTCAATCAAAATCTTTCTATACCGACTCTGCATTCAGAACATGGTATGGTGATGGTCAACCCGGATGGAAGATCAAGTACTACAAGGGTCTCGGTACGAGTACGAGTGCCGAAGCTCGAGAATATTTCAAAAAGATTGAAGACTTGACTGTCAAGTTTGATGTCGATACCATGACAGATGCTTCCATAGTTCTCGCGTTTGACAAGACTAAAGCTGATGATCGAAAGTCCTGGCTTTTGGAAAGTAGTGTCAAGGAACCCTCAGATTTAGAAGTTCCGTATGGGTCCATCAAAAATCTTGGGATTACAAACTTTGTCAAACAAGACTTGGTGAACTTTAGTTTGGCAGACTTGAAAAGATCAATCGCTCATGCGGTCGATGGTCTTAAGCCTTCTCAAAGAAAAGTTATGTACGCATGCTTTCATAAAAATCTTCGAGACGAAATGAAAGTTGCTCAGCTCGCAGCATATGTTGCCGACAAGAGTGCATACCATCACGGTGAAGTATCTCTGGCAGAAACAATTGTCAAGTTGGCCAATGACTACACGGGATCGAACAATATCAACTTGCTTGAACCATGTGGACAATTTGGAACAAGACTCATGGGTGGTAAAGACGCGTCTCAGACTAGGTATATCTTTACAAAGTTATCCAAAGAGACTAGAAAAATTTTTGATCCGAAGGATGATCCAATCTTGAATTACCTCGATGATGATGGTCGTTCCATCGAACCGGACTATTACATTCCAACATTACCAATGGTACTTGTCAATGGAACTGAAGGTATTGGAACTGGATTCAGTTGTTATGTTCCACCGTTCAATCCAGACGACATCAAAAAGAATATTCTTCGAAAGTTGGAAGGACAATCTATGCAACCCATGAAGCCATGGTTCAGGGGTTTCAAGGGGAAAGTTTTTGAAAAAGATGACACATGGATTACCGAAGGTATTTGGTCCATGGTTGGTAATGATATACATGTCACCGAGTTACCACCCGGTCGATGGACTCAAGATTTCAAAGAATATTTGGATACCATGACCGAAAAGAAAATCATCACTGGATACACCAACAATAGTACGACTGAGAATGTCAACTTTATGATTTCTGGATACAGTGGTAAAGATATCCAAAAAGATTTTAAGCTCCAAAAAACTTTTAGAACTTCGAACATGCATTTGTTCCACCCGATCCGAGGTATCCACAAATATGCCAGCCCGGAAGAAATTTTGGAAGATTTCATTGATGTGAGACTTGATGCTTACCACAGAAGAAAAGAGCACATGGTCAAAACTCTTGAACAGCGTTCGATGATGTGTGACATGAAATCAAAGTTTGTTACCATGGTAATCTCGGGTGAGATTGTCGTCTTCAAGAAAAAAAGAAGTGTCCTCGAAGATGAGTTGTCCAAAATTTTTCCAAAGGTGGATGGAACTTATGATTATCTTTTGAACATCAAGACATATCAGTACACAGCTGAATCAGTCGATGCGTTACTCAAAGAGTCTCAAGATCTTCGACGTGAACTTGAGATATTGAAGGCGACAAAGCATGTGGACATGTGGAAACTAGACATTAAAAATATGTAGACAATAGTTAAGATGCCCACAACAAGTGGTGCCGGAGTGTCACTCAACGCCATCGGCAAACAGGACACATACTTGTTGACAAGTGATGTAGACAAGTCAATTTTTAATTACAATATAAAGAGACATTCCAACTTTACAAAGTTTCATAGAACTACAGTAATAAATCGCGCACCGACTTCCCCGACATGGCCATTTAATGAACGCATCAAGGTTACATTTAATCCACAGAATATGGGTGATTTGCTCAGTAACATGTATGCGGTCTTTAAGTTACCGGCATTACCAACTGGTGAAGGTAAAAATTATTCAGATCAAGTTGGACGTCACTTAATTAAGTCTGTGACGATGCGTGTCGATGAGATCGAAGTTGAAAAAATTTATGATGACTGGATGGTCATCTATGATGAACTCTACCTTGAATCGTCCGAAAAGGTTGCCAATCGTTTCGTTTTGAACAGAATGATTCCATTTGATTCAGCAAGTAAAAACCCTGTCTACGCGGAATATGAATCAGATGTCGTCGTGCCATTACCATTTTTCTTTTCAAGAAAGTATTCAAGTGATGAGTACGTAACGAATGAACCCAATAGACCATACTTCCCACTGTGTGCCGTCCACAAACAAAAGATTGAATTTGAATTTGAATTTCACCCACAAGAATTTTTTACAACCTATGACTCTGTGATCACACTCGACGACTTTAAGATTATTACAGAAGAGTTTACTATTGACCCGGTCGAAAGACTTTACTTGAAGAATCGAGCCTACACAATGATTACAGATGTCGTTCGTCGTCACCCAACTATCGAAACAACACCGGGTGTTGATGTCGTTCGAACAAATTTAATTCCAAATAATCGGGTCAAGGCTCTGCACTGGTTTTTAAGAAACCTGGACTTTGAAGATACATCCGTGACAACCGTTCCGAATGATACAGATACATACGAAATACGCGTACGTAAGTATAATGGTGCATTCACTTTGAAGAATCTATCATTCTTCAGAGTTTTGACACAGGGTGGTGTATCAACATTCTCAAGAGTAAACTTTAGAACAGTTTCACTTAACGGTAATAATCAAGAAGATTTTGAATTTGCGGGTTCTAAAGTATTTGACACCGAGTATAATATTGTATCATGGTCACACAAAGCTACACAAGCGAATGAAGCTATTATCACAGTGACAGTCCCATCAAACACTTTTATCGAAAAGTTTTCATTTGAATTTTATACCGAAGAATCAAGTCGGGTAGATGGTTCGCGACGCCTGACAAACATACCCGCATTTGACATCGTCAAAAATAATGAGACACCCATTCTCGTCGTATCCGAGAAAATTTCGGATTTTGCGAGTCTCGAACAGGATACGTTTACACAGTCTTACAGCATTGAACTTGACACCACAGTTTTCCGTGTTCCGGACGCTGTCGAAAATGATTACTACTACATTCAAAACAGATTCAACTTTTCAAAAAATCCAGACTTTGATCAGACATTTACATTTTTCAATCCAGTCATGAAGGATGCTCGGTTCTATATTCAGGGTGTTGATCTTCCAAATATTTCAAGTACTACTGATGCGTACTACAAATACTTGGTGCCATATCATAGACGCCTTTCAAGACCTATTAGAAACATTTATACCTATTCATTCTCATTGAATCCAGTCAATGTTAATCCATCTGGAAGTTTGGATTTTAGTGAAATTCAATCAGAAAAGACGGGTATAGAAATAAAGTTGGATGAAAATTTAAATAGTACATATAGGTTGTATATTTATTACACTGGCTATCAAACATTTGAGTTTGAAAATGGATTTATGAAACTCGTTTACTAAAAAGATTGTCTTTGTTTTCGGAGATGTAATCAATAATTCTATTCTTGATGCACCACTTAATAAAGTTTAGTTGAGCCAAGGTTGTTTGGATTTCGCGGTCCGTCCCCGGAACCGTATAACTAATTTTAGATGACCGACAAAATGGATCGAATAACTTTTTACTGTAACCATCCAAACTTGACTTATATGCACAGTGTACGGTAAACAATTTACCATTATTCGTCGTGTACGTCAAGTTCGTCTTCTTTGCATAGTTTGTGATGAACCATTCAATGTTCCGGAGTGAGATGCCACTCGATTTATCAAGGATGCTTAACAATGTAGTTTTATTCTTTTCGTCGGAATAGAAGTCATTTACGGAAGATAGCAGAATGTCTGTTTTACTCATTACTACATCATTGTACTGTAATCTATAAGCCCCTTTCTTTCAGGAAGTGGTGGGGGTGGGTCATTCACCATTTCAACTATACTCGACCGAGACACTTGAGACTGATGAAAGCTACAGTACCCATTTTTCTTTGCTCGAACATTGCACCGTGTTCCATTTGATCGAATACCCTTGCACATGACATCATCTTCATTTGGTGCGTCGCGAATCAAAAGTCTATAAGGTATACCATAGTTTTCGGATACTTGTTTTAGGTAAAGACTGTAGTCAACGTGACATTTCTTAATCTTTTCACGGTAGTCGTCTTGGTATTTTCTAATCTCGAGGTTGTATTCTTCTTTGTTCTTTTTGACACCTTTCTTGTATTCATCTTTTGCGGCCCTCAGTTCAGAATGACATTCACTCTTTTGTCTAGACAAACCTTCCTTAGACTCCAAAAGCTGCTGTTTAAATTCTTCTTTGGCCTTTTTCAAGAGCTCTTTGTATTCTTCTTTGATCTTCTTAGCTTCTATTGCTACTCTCTTCCTGACTTCATCTTCAAATATGGCGTTCAGACGCTCCATCTTATTTTAAGTTTGTTCGTAATTTTTAAATATGTCTTCGACGGAACGCTTAGCCTTGATCCGTTCCTTAAGGTCTGCAACTTTACCGGTGTCATCGAGACCGAGACGTTGACACTCCTTGACAAGATCTTCCTTCTTCATACCACTCAAGGATGGTTCCTTCTTTTTGGGTGGAGGTTTATGTTGAGCAATGATGTCACCAAAAATTTCATTCTTAGGATCCTTCACGAGAGGTTCGAGAAGATCGCAGATTGGATTCAAGAACTTGTTTGTGAAATAGTGATGATAGTCAATAGGAATGTTATGTTCATCAACCCACCCAGGATCTTCAGCCTTTTCATACGCCTTAGCTTTAGCATCTTGTGTCTTGACCAAGAGGTACGGAACACGATCTCCAGATTGTGGTTCAGAACCTGGACGACGAGCCCGCATCTTATCACGGACCGCGACGTGCGGAAGATTATTGTTCTTGTACGAGTCACCCAATTGCTGAGACAAAACTAACTTTTCATTTGGAACATGTCCTTCCAATAAGTTGATAGCTCTTTCAAGTGCTAATTGCTTGGCCGGTTCAGGATCACTGCTCCCCAAAACAACGTCCAACAACTCCTTGCAGACTTCTCTCACAAACTTTGTATTGTCACGACGAACAACTTGAAGACCCTTAATGTCTATGTAGTCCATATTCATCTCACCTTGTTTATTCTTTGTCCAAAGTTTAGCTGCATATCTCTTCTTACTGTAAAGAAAGTAGGGACAATATACTTTTTCGAGCTCAAGATTATTTGGACGTTTGAACAGAGCAGTACATTCTTCAGCGGCTTGTTCTCCAAGCTTCCATGAGTACTCGATGGCTTCCATACCTTGCCGTCCTCCGACATCAAACTCAACCATAACACTATCCGTATCGCCATACCTCACCTTTGCACCCGGGAAGCTCTTTTCGACATAATTCTTTGTCTCTTCAATCATACTTCGACCCTTATACGTCGTTGTAGAAGCAATTGGTACACACGGAAGGATACCCTTGCCAGCACCTGTAAAACCATAGATGGAGTTCATAGATATTTTATATGCAAGTTGCTTTCCATTGTAGACTTCCTTCATAAATCCAGTGGCCGCAGCCATATCCTTTTTGGCTTGCTTTCTGAATTGCTTCAGTTCTAAAAGAATACTTGGAAGAAGACTTGGGACATCTTGTGCAAACTTGTATGTTTTGCCATTGAGTTCAAACTTTTCATATGTGATGCCCGGTACGTTCCCATATCTCTTTTCGTCCATGACAAACGTAGAGTAACAAAGATTGTGAGCCATCATGATTGAAGGATACAGACCTTCGAAATCTAGAGCCGTGATCGGCGTGTAGTACGCCCCACCTTGAGCTTCGAGGACCGTCGCCCCTTCATATTGCTCCA